GGTGTGGAGATTATTACCTTATCACCAAGTTTCAACATTTTATCCAAAAATCTCTGCGGGTCAGGCACGTGCTCCAGAACCTCATGTGCTATCACCACATCGAAATGTCGTTTTGATTTAAAATTCTCGAACATGATGCATTCAAAATTCACCCTTTTATCTAACTTTTTAGCCCTCTCTATACTCTTGGGATTAGAATCTATTGCTGTTACAATATGTCCAGAATCTGCAAGTAATGAACTGAACTCACCGCAGCAACAACCAATTTCAAGAACTTTCAATTTCTTCCCATTAAGTCTATCCAGAGTCCATTTGAATCTCGGCATATTCAATAAGGATTTCTTCTTATCTTTCATATAGCCATCCCAATGGTCAGTATAAAATGTCTTATAATTATTCAGCACTTGTGTATTCTTCATTATACCATTAACTAATGCAGAATAATCATCTGGAACCTGTTCACTAACCCACCAAGGAATTATGTCAATAACCTTTCTGAGTTTCTCTGTCTCCCCATGACCAAGAAGATTTACTGACAGAGCTTTCAGACCATGTAAGACATCTTCCCTGATGATTAACTCATTTATTCTTTTAGATAATTCGGTTGTTGATTCATCTGGTCTTATCTTAACTGCTTTCTTGGCAAATTCGGAAGCCTTACCTAAGGCTCCAACTTGGGAATAAGCAGCAGCCAGAATGGTAAATAAGCCGTGTGATAATTCAAGAGGATTATGGAACAGAAGTTCAGAACCCCTTCCCTTAACAAGAGCTTGTTCTCCCCAATAAAGTGTTTTATCCACATCATTTTTCATGTAGTTTATCCTAGCCAACTCTACATAAGGGTCTTGCCAATCTGGAAATAATCTAATAGCCTCAATAGCTAATTGTTCTGCTTTTTCTAGTTCACCAAGCATTCTATATGACCCAGAAGCGTAACAAAGAGCTTGCCATTTCTCTGGTATGCTTCCATCAACAGAAGATATAAATTTTTCATACCATTTAATTGCTTCAGCATATTTATCTTCTGCTAGGTTCTGATGACCCATGAATATAAATGACCTAATATCTTCTGGATTCTCCTTAATCATTTTTTCTATTAGCGGAAAGTTTCTTCCAGAACGTGTTCCACCTTCGCCATGATGATGTTCAATTATGATGCTATCTAGCTTTATTCCTTTATGATTCTGAATATTGATAAGTGTCTCATGGATTATTCCATACCATTTAACATCAAGTAACCCAGTCTTGATTATTCTCTCTCTATAGAATATATTTGTTGGATTCTTGAACTCATCGAAGGCATAGAGATAAGGGAGCCATACAACATCAACTTCTGGCTTGAGGGATTCTATCTCTTTCCTGATATTTCCTTTGATTATATCATCACTATCAACCCAAATGAACCAATCATATCCAGTCGGTATCTGCTTTAGATTATAATTTCTGCAGGCAGCAAAATCATCAATCCAGTTGAACCAAGATAGATTTAATGATAGTTTTGCTTTAACACAGGAATCTCTTACTAATTCTTCGGAACAATCTTCCCCATTAAGAGTGATATTTAATAAATCACATCCAGATTTCTTAATGGATTTTATGCATTGGGGAAGAGTCTTCTCATTCCCCTTTGCAATTACGCAAGCAACAATCTTCATAGATGTTTAAGCTTTACGGACGTTCAAGACTTCCATACCCTAATATTTTGACATCACCCTGGCTTGTGCGAATAACTCCAATATTCCTTGTATGCTTTTGTCTTATATATTCCTCATATATATTTGCGTGTGGCTCAGGAAGCTCACAAGGAACTCCTTCGAAAATTTGGAAACAAATGCCTTGCCAGGTTATGGAAATAGTTTCTTCTGGAAGTATCTTGACTCTTTTGAACTTTGCTAGGTCTGCTGGAGACCATGGGATTTTATTCTTTACAGCACCACCTACAATACTTCCTTTTGGGAGTTCTTCTTCAGGTGGTAATCCCCTTTCAACTCTCTGTCTCTTTGTAAGTTTCTTACCTTCGGTCATTTTTCCTCCTTAATAAAATAGTGCAGGTCTGGTTTTTTGAAGTAACCTGCACTTTTGTGGACTTATCTTCTTACCGTCCTTTCCAATATGCTAAACTCAAGTGATTATATCATCACTCAGATGTCCAGGTTCCGCCACCACTGGTGGCATGAAGGATTCGAACCAGGGCATTTTCGTCAAGTATCTTAGCACAAATGGCAGCCTTCCAACCGACAGTGCTGTATTGCTCTAGAGGGTCAGACAAATGCCCACCACGAGGGTGAACAATAAGTTGTGCATTCTGAGACTCCAACTTCACTGTCATATAAGCATTTGCTCCTATGACAAGTGTGGAATAGACAGGACTTGCACAGACACTACCTGCAGCAGGACTTCCACCTGCTTCGGTATAAGCTCTAGTAGTTTCTACGAAGCGAATACCCATATAATCGCCAAGAACACCAGTTACCATCGGATTTGCTCCACCACGGTCATAAGCTTCCCTGAATATCTGGGTAAGCTCACTGGCAGCAAACAAATCTCTGGTTGTGTCGGGATGGATGATAGCAATATATTTGCCATCAACCACTGGAGGGATGTCCTTCTTCTTGAGGGTATTTACTGCCTCACGGAACTCTGCCAGACTAATCATATTCCCAGTAGTAGCATAGATGCTGGACTTGTCTGTTGCAGCACCAGCATACTGAAGATTAGTTCCAGCAACTAGAGCAGCTCTGACAACCTCATCAAGGGCAATACCCATAGTCTGACCGTAGTTCACGGCAAACTCGTTAATTACTGGGTCGAAACTTTGGGTTTCTACCAAATCAGTAATCTGAGACCACTGACCGTATTGGGCAAGAGTAGCAGTTACCTTTACAAAGGTAGCAACTACAGCCCCACCCGCACTTCCCTCAAACAGTAGGGCACCGTAGTTGCTTCCAGTCGAAGCAGCAGAAATGCTCGCAGGAATCTGGAGCATTTTTCTAACTTCGATGCTTTTCCCACCACTTCGAGGAACAGTCTTCTCTACCCCATAACGAGCATGAACTAAGTTAGGCTGTGCTCTCTCCAACAGTTGCCTGTCGTAGAAAGTCTTCATTTCATCGGTTAGACCTTGAGTGCCTAAATAGTTTACAGCCATTGCTTAATTGTCCTCAATGTGAAATGTTATATTTGTGCTCCAAATCTTCAGCATACTTTTTGAACTCTTCTCTACTCATACCTGAAATAGGTGTTTTTCCGACAGGTGGAACAATGCCAACCTCGTAAATAGGCTTACTTCCTTCCTCAACCGCACCTTCTTCCTTTGCCTTTGCCTTAGCTTCGGCTTCTTCCACTGCTGCCTGAGCAAGGATTTCCAAGACTTTCGCCTCTGGATTTTCCTCGCCCTCCAAAGCTTCTAATGGAATACCATATTCATGAGAAACTTTGAGAGCCTTATTCTGCAGATTGAGTTGATGAATGTCCAAATCCCTCTGTTTAATATATCCCTTTAGCTTACCAAGTTCTCTCTGAAACTCTTCAGTTTCATTGCCAAAGAGACCACTTTTGGGAGTCTCACCATCCCCCTTCTCGGATAATTGCTCTCTCAATTCCCTGTTCTCCTTACGAGCTTTGTCAAGGGCTTTGCTGAGGGCAATTATGTCGGTCTGGGAACCAGCCTTTGGCTTTTCGCCAGAGGGTTGGTTAGAACCAGCTGGAGACTTTCCTGGTTCGACTTGTTGTTTAGACTCTTCTGCCATATCGACCTCCTTTTATATTACAACAACATTGTTGCTGTTGTCAAGCTGGAACTCCGAGAATCTGTGGTGTTTGTGGATTAACAAAAGTTGATACATATCCCCACTTGTATAATGCAGCTTCTATTCTTGCATCAGACATTCTTATTCTGTTGCGTATATCACTGATAGCATTCTCATGAGCATTAAGTTGCTGACGTATAATCTGAAGTTGCACTGGGTCTTGTGTCATTTCTGCTTGTTCGAGAAGTTGTTTATATTCAGGATGAGCCTTTTCATAATCTCTTCTCGCAGCGAAGTATGGCTCCATAATCTGACTATCCTGTCTGAACATTTCCTCCACAGGGCTTGCATATCTGCTTCTTAATTTATCGTCAAGAATATATTTTTGTATTTCAGGACGACCAGAAAGTGAATTAAAGAATGTATCCCTCTGATTGAAATAACTGTCATAGTCATATGTCCCAGTTATTGGGTCTATTTGTGGCTGAATACTATAATAATAATCCAAGGCATAATCTTCTGGATGGATTGGAGGGATAGCTTTTGCATATTTGATTCTATACCATTCACTTCTAGCAGGTGTTACTGCTGCAAGTGGAAGAATACCAGGATTCCTTGTTTGGTCTGGTGATAATCCATCACCAATAAGGAATTTCCATATAGCAGCATTCTGGACTTGCACCTCTTGATATACTTGCCTCCATTGATAGCCAGTCATACTACCATCAATAAAAGCATCATCAGCAACAGATAATCTGGCACCGAGTTGATTCCTTACACTGTCCATATCAGTATAGAACTGTTCTGTCTGAGTTTCAATATTTCTTTCTTGCGGATTTATTCCTACCCTTGTCAATCCTTCCCATGGTTTCCATTCTGGATGAGCATCATATATTTCTCTTCTTTGTTGACGGTTAAGATACATCATTGGGGAAAAACCAATTTTATTAGCTCTTTCAATCGCAGCATCGGCATTTATCCCATTTTGAGTAAGAATATCCTTAATGGCTTGCAGCCTGTCCTTCTGCATGATAAGTTCCTCGGAATTTCTTCTGCTATAAATTGGAGCTATTACAGACACAAGACCATAACCACTCATACGCCTTATCTGTTGTTTTACCACACTAGCTGCCTGGGTATTACTATCCTTGACAGCAAGAATATCTCTTGGGTATGCCCAACCATTCTGAGCAGCAATATCAGGATTTCTTCCAATCCAGCGAGCCAATTCCTTTTCAAGATTCCTTTTTTCCCAATCAGGCATACCGTCAACATTTTGTGAAAAGGCTACCTGTTCAGGCATTGCTGCATAATTACCAGAGGCTGCACCTATGGCATCTTGAAGCCATCTTTCTTGCGGGAATAAAGGCATTGGTTCTCCTCTCGTTAAATAAACACCATCTTGACTGGTTAGTTTATTTATAGTTTCAAGAGCCATAGTATATTGTGGAGCTATACCTATTCCAAGCATATTTGAAGCCTGAAACACTTGCTGAACTATTGGTTGCCCAAGCCCAGCCATTGGTTCATATCCGAGCATCTGATAGCCCATCCATGGTCTGAAAGGATTTATGAAATATGTTTGGTCTCCAATACTTATCGGAAAATATCCAACAAGGGATTCTGGTGTCATCTGAGAACCAAAACCTTCTTTAGCCTGATTCATATATCTCGTAAGAAATGCTAAAGTATAAGGTTTCTGTATAAATGTCTTTGTGTAAAACTTTATTGACCTGCTTGGAAAATACCAGAATGGAACAATATGATTCATAAATTGGTCAAGATTTGTTGTTACTGCATAATTACCCATGACACTACCAGCAAATTGTGTGGCATAATCGGCAGCATTCATGTGCATCTTCCATTCAGATGCCAATTCTGTGCTTAAATTCTGGAACTCTTTCAAGGCACTATCCTGAACTTGTAGAAGTTTGGCACCCTTAGCATTAACCTCTTCAGCTACAGTTCCTTTCTTTAGTAATTTCATGACTTCCCTTTTCAATGTCTTATTTACATTAGCCTTATATGTATTCCACCAACCAGTTTGACTAAATTTAGGCAAAGCATGAAGGAGGTTATTTTCAGAAGCCAGAGTCTTTATTGCATCCTCCCATACTTCAGAGACAAATAATCTCTCATTGCTCCACAGTCTGCTGATATTTACTTCGTTTCTGGATATGCCCCTTACTGCTCTAGGGTCTAGTTTCAATATTGCATCATAACCTTTCTTCCATTGTTTTAATATTTCCTCTCCGTTTGGAACTTCATTTCCTATTCTTATAATTGGAAGGTCGGTTATTGCTGCTCCGTGAAGTTCTTTAATCTTATCTTGCATATCCCAAGTCAACTTCAGGACAGAATCTTTAAGTATAGCAGTTTCATTATTTACTTCACTCCATCTTCTTGTTACTTTTAATACAGCAGCAGATTTGGACATCTTTTTCATACCTCTTAATTGATTAACAATAAGATATGATAGAACATAGGCTTCAGCCCGCCTATCCTCAATCATAGCATCATATAATCCTCTTGTAGCTTTTTGTTTCTCTATAAATTCCTTTCCAAAGGTTTTTATACGCAGTCTTTCCAATTTTTTATTTGATGCTGTTATATTATCAACCATTCCAACAGCTTGTTTGATAAAGTCATTATCCCTCTTGCTTAAAAGTTTAGAATTTGCCATTACTGTCTCCTTTATCCAAGGTTCCACAGTCTTATGCATATTAAGTTGATACAAATATCCATCATCCATCATATTCTGTAAAATCGAAAGAGATTTTTCTTTATCACCATCCAATATAGCCTTTTGCAGGACACCAGCGTGTTGATTCCAAATCTCTGTCGGAATTATAGAATCATCAGGTCGTTTCCCTATGCTAGGAAGAGGATTCTCAAGATAATCTGCAAATATATTTTTTAAATCTCTTTCGCTTTTAACATTAAGGAGTTTTGCCCTTAATGTAGCAATCTGAAGGTCAGTATATCCAGCATTCTTCAATTCAGATTGAACTCCAAGAGGCAACACTTTATCAAGAAAGGCTGTCCTATTTGGTAGAGAACCAATCTTTTCAAGTGCTCCAAGTTGTTTCTCATAAGCAAAAGCCCAAACCCTGGTTATTGCTCCATAATCAGCCATACCAGCAAGTGCTCTAGGAGTATTTAAAATTCCTCTTGTTATATTTGAAATATGAAGTCTTTTTGTTGCTGATAACTTTTCAAATGCTTTTGCTGCCTCTTCACCTTTGGTAGCCCTGATTATTTGCTTAGTTGCTGTATCAAAAACATTAAGTCCAGCCCTCTCCATTAAGGTTGACCATCTTGTAAAAGGATGTTCTTTTGTTGGGATTGCTTCCACTCCTGAAACTGCTTCTGTTGGTGTAAGACTAACTCCTCCAGTAACCGATATATCTGGAGCATTATCAAGAATATCTCGCCATTTAGTTATCTGAGCAGTAATAGCCTTTTTCTCAGCCTCAGTTGTTGCTTTAGCCAGAGCTGCATTTTTCAAAGCAATATTTTCCTCAGCAGCCTTTCTAAGGACAGTTACGGATGTATAACCTTCAGCCCGTGCTGAAAAAGATAATGCAGCGTCTTTCATTGCAGATGGCATAGGATAACCTCTAATTGCCGTCCACATATTCTTAAGATAAGGAATATGAACCTTGCCCAGTGGGAATGCAGTCTCAAAACCAGCAAATCTGAAAGGTTCGAATGTGGACATCATTGTTCGGAAAAAGTCTTCCCAATAGTTCTGCATAACATACCAGGGAGTTGTTAGAACACCAGCCCTCCAGAAGGCATAAGCATCAGAAGCCATACTTCTTACAACTCCAGGAACTTTAACACCAGCATTCTGAGCTATTGCTTGTTTGGTAACTCCACCAAGCCATGTTGAAATATCTTCAAAGGAGGTAACTCCTTGTTGATATTCTTTGATTAGTCGTGGCATCTGCCTTCCAATTTCATTTCTAGCAAATGCATCTGTTAGTGCCACATTCATTGCCTCATATCTTTGAAGACCAGGTTTTAGTGAGGCTTTTATAGCAGCAAGATATGATGCATCAACCCTTCCCTTCAATACATCTTGTAGAACCGATATCTCATCCTTTCCAACAGTAGCATAAGCACCTTTTAAGTCCAACATTGTATCCATTATCCTTGTTGGAGCATTTATCGTTTTGGAAAACACACTTTCTGCTGTTATACTTTTCACTACTGGATTGTTTACAAATTTACTTAATAACTTTCCAGTTACTCCAACCTCCTTCAAAGCATCAGCAGTAACTCCCATAACTTTTGCTATTCCTCCTGTCGGAAATACCCACCATAGAGGCATTGTGCTCTCAAGAAGGAATTTTCTCCATCCAGACAAATCCGAATTACTATATGCAGTTGTAATTGTATCAATAAAACTATCACCTGGTTTTCTTAATGCGAGAGCCTTCTCCATTCCTTGAACCCCTGGAGTTAAACGCTCGCCAGCAAGAAGCATAAGAGCAGCCCACGGCTTTTCCAGATGGTCATTAGCCCATGCAAATGGTTTAAGAAGAGTCTCTATCCCAGTGCTAACCCATTTAGATGGTTGAAACCATCCTCCACCAGTAGGTGCTTGACCTTCAGTTTCTTCTGGCAGTTTGAATGTTTGTGCAATATTTTCAGGTTCATTAAGTGCTGGAGGATTTAGAATTTGCCCAGTAAGTCTGGCTACCATCCTGTTATACCAATCACTATTGGTTTGTGCAGGTGCAGTTTGTGGAATAATCTGGCTTTGCTGAATTGCCTTCTGATAAGTAGTCGGATATGTTGGTGTATTTGCCATTATATTACCATCCTGGTTTCTTGAATGTGATTGGCTCATACCCAGAGAAAGTCCTTGTAAATCGATTTTCTGGTTCTGGTGCAACACTAGCTATAGGTGAAGGCTTTCCTCTATAAGATACACCAAAATCTCTTGGGAAGAAATTGAGTATATCCTTATTTCCAAGAGCATCAGACATTACCTTTGGTAGCCAGAAACCCAATGCATTCTCCATTCCTAACTTAAAACCAATAGTCTTGGTAACATCTGTTGGGATTGTCCCTTCTCTTCTTTGTTTTGCTAATGCAAGTGAATTAAGAGATTGACCATATAAATAACCAGCACCCACCATCTGTCCACCGCCTCGCACAATATATTTCATCATATCAGAAGTAACACTCTGCGAATATGCGGTATCAAGAATATCACCAATATTCTGATTATTAACAGTCAAGGCATGAGAAATAGCAACATCATTGGCTCCATATTGCCACATAAGAACTCTACTGCCAACATCATTCACAAGTTGAATATTATCCCTTGGCATTGTTCGGACTATATCAAGAAGGTCAGTGGCAGATACATGATTTGCTATAGCTGGATAACTCTGTGCTATATCAAAGAACTTTATTATTTCAGGTTCACTAAGAGTAACATACCCTGTAGTCTGACCATTTTCTATTGCTTCATTACCAAGATACATAAGACTGTTAAAAGCTTGACCTTCCCATGAGTCTGCTGCTGGTGTGGCAGCAGTCGTTGGAGCTGCATTTCGTTGAATACCAGCACCAACACCACGAAAATGATAATTTATATCTATCATGGAAGCCCCACCAAGTCCATTCAGAGGAGCTTCTATACCAGAAAGTATCTCTGCCTTATTAGCATCGAGTTTGTCTTGCATGGCAGTAAGACTATCTTTATCTATAGTTATTATACCTTCATTCCGTGTGAATAAGGGATTTGACATAAAAACTGCCATCGCAGTATCAGGTGGCGGTTTGTTTGGAGTTAATGTTAATATTGGATATTGCACTGATGTTGCTATTGCTGAAGGTGGTAGTGGTGGTTCTGTATGTCCATATGCTTCATATCTATATGGTGTGCGAGGAATAAATGACGAGTCTATAACTATAGAACCACCCTGAATCTCAATCGCTGCTGCTAAATTCCTTGATACAATAGTATCTGGGTCTATATTCCCTTCACCCACGACCTTTTTCACAGCTTCGGCAGCAACATCTGGATAATTCTGCTGCACAATATCCCATGCATATTTAATTTGACTTTGTAAATCCTGCCTATCCTTGAATAATGATATAGGAGCAGAAAAAGCTGTCGTAGTCGGGAGATTAGTAACCCTTCCAACAACTTCTGAAACAGCCTGATATGCTTCCTCTGGTGGAACACCATAAGCTGCCTCAATATAAGCAAGAACAGCCTGTTGCTGAGCTATGGAACCACTTCCAAGAAGATTATTTACAACAGCAAGTATTTCGTCTTGGGTTAATGCCTTATATTGTGTTACACCAGCCAGTGCCTGAGCCTGTGCTTGTCCACCACCAGTGGCAGATACCCAAGCTTGATAGCCACTTTCCCATTTAGCATTGGCTTCATTATATTCTCCACCACTCTCCCTATAAAGATTATAAACAGCTTGAGATTGTTTGTCGTCTGCCATTATCCACCTTCCGTAACAGGAGCCTTAACCCCAGGTTGTGCTGTTCCAATGGCAGCCCTAACCTGTTCTGGTGTTAGACCCTGAGTAGGCATTCCAATTCGACCAGGAGTTCCTGGAGGTGCAGTCTGACCTTGTTGACCACCACCTTGGGCACCAGAACTTCCTTGCTGTAACTGTTGAAAGAGCACATTGGCATAATTGATTAACACTCTGGAATCCTCCTGCCTTCCCTCATTATAGGCATCCATAGCCCTCTTTCTTAAATCCTCGATTATTGAAATCATCTTTACTGCTGGAAGCTCACCAGTTGCATCTTTAATTATCCTCTTATATTCAAGGTCAGAATCCTCTATATCCAGCAAATCCTCCCATAATGATTCCCTTGAAAGCAATGCTGGAGGTTGCATAGCCTGTCTAGCAATTAACATTTGCTGAAGTTTATCTTGTGGAGTTCCAAGAGGCAAGGTTACCTCAACATAAGTTACTTCAGGAATATCCTGTCTCATATATTCCTCCATGAAGAATTCACCTTTGGTATATTTTTCTACAGTGCTGAGTGTAACTTTCCCACCACCAGCCTTAAATTGATGCAGAAACTCTGTAGATACAAGACCTAAAGTATCCTGTATGCAATTGGTATATGGAGCCAATTTATATTTTACTGCCATCATTAACTGACTTATGGCAAATCCAGATAATTCAAATGGTAGCCCACCATATATAATATAAGGAAGCCCACCACGTTGAATACCTGCAGTGAGCATAGAAAGGATATTGTTCACCTCTATAGGGACTGTAGTTCTTTCTATGGGATGGATTCGCTCACCTATTTTTGTTGGAATTACAGCACCAGTTCCTAAATCATCCTTGCCAACAATAGCTTCTCCAGTTTCTGATTCAGTTTGAAGGGGAGGATAGGCAGATTCTGAAGCAATTTGTGACATTGTTGTTACCCACTTGTTTAGAAAATCATACATAGTCTTGTCAGAGGCAATTATACTTTGACCAGCTCTTTTAGTCCACATATCTCTACTATTTCCAGACCTTTCTGGAACGCCATTTGCTACCGTAACCACGATTGGAATTCTGTCAAAACTTTCCTTAGTCTCAGGTTTTATTTCTCTATCTCCAAACTTTATCGTGTTATATATGCCATCAGGCTTTTCTTCCCAATAATTTATGAGCTTCACGGTTTTTTCTGTGCTCTGGTAGTTAGTAATCCCCCATGCAATAGCCATTGCTGTGGCATCCTCACCAGAAATATCCTCAATTCTCGCAACCTCTCTTAGACCAGTGCTTCCCCATCTAGGATATACAGTTATTGGGTCAAAGAATTCAGCCCTGAATACTGTGTGCCCATTTTCTACCGAAATATGTGGAAATATAGAAACCCACCCAGAACATACCCAATAAGCAAGTTCTCTTAGCCAATTTTCCTTACCCATTTCCACTTGATGCCTATTTAACTCCCTGTAAATACCAACAAGAAATCTTTCTGCTTTGTTCATCTTTTTACGTTCATCATCAGTAGCATCGTGCTTTATTGGAAGTCTAAATCTTGGAGGAAAAGAAGAAAGCAAGGCAACGCCAGTCTCATAGAGAACTTTAGGTTCATTTAGTATGATTTCATCAAATCCTTTCTTTCTTGTTACGGATGATTCAAGACGAAGTATTCTTCTCTCTTCCTCTATGACAGAGTTCCTACCCCTCCACATATTTTCTAAGTTAGTTATTCTATCTGAAAAACTTTTATCTGCCATATTACTTTATATTATCAGTATAACATACCATAGTCAAATATAACGAATAGTCAAATATAACGAATGGGTTTAGCCCTCTGTAATATAATACCAGCTTTATGAGGAAAATATTGCCTTACTGCAAGTGCTATCATCAATGCAAACAGGCTGTCATCATGGCTACCAGATGGAACAGTTAATTTCCCGCCAATGTCTTGAAAATCTGTGGCTTCCTGAAGAGTTACATTGTCATGGATTGTTATATCTCCAGACCTTATAGCAGCTGACATGGCAGAAATCATTAGAGGACGGGATTTTGTATCTGTGCACCATCCAGGGCGTTCAGTATTTTCCTCCTTGAATATATTTGGGCAATTTTGTCTCTTAAGATAGCTAAATACAGCATCCCCATATCCAGTATTATTTTCAATAGCTATTACTGGCATAAAATATTCCTTTATCAATCTATAAAGCCTTTCGGCAAACAAGTCAGCATTGATTCTTGCTCGCAAAACAGCAACTTGTTCCATATTTGCAAGGTCTATCACTTGTGCAACAGTAAAATCTCCTTGAGCAAGTCCCCTACCCATATCTACACCTATTATATATCGCTTCCCACCAACAGGTTTCTTCCAATAGAGAACATTTTCTTCTTCTGCTAATGGTTTGTTAAGATATTGTCGCTGTCTTTGTAATCCTACCCTATCAAATATTTGCACTCCACCAGCAAGCCAGCAATCTATATCATTTTCTGGGTATTCTTGAGGAAAAAGTTCTTTGAGTTGACCCTGTTTCCATCTTCTCCAGCGTATTTGGTCTTCTGTTAATCCCTCAACATTAACAAGTATTTGCTCATCAGATGTGTAAATAAGTTTTCCTTTATTAGCTGGAACTACAAGAGGATTATCAACTGATAGTTTATAAGAATCATCCCACCACCATGGATAGAAAAAGGCTTTATATGGAATATCTCCCCTTTTTGCAGCTTGATAATGTTCATAAAGGTATCCAGAATTACCTTTTGGAGTGCTTTCCTCAGTAATTACACCATTTGAAGGGACAGTTTCAGTAAGTCCAGCAATAAGTTCTTTGATATTTTGTGGCTCCCACGAAGAAATCTCGCTCAAATGCAACCTGTGAACAGTCTTGCTTCTACCAGCTATCTTGGCTCCAGCAGTTTCTATATGAATTTCACTATCAAGTCTGCTAAATCTAAGTCTTCGTTCACTATCTCGGTCAACTTCTGGCTTCATATCTTGAGGTAGATGCTTGTAAAATCTCTTTGTAACATCAAGAAGCATCTTTGTGGAATCATCTTTATGTGCAACAAGCAACGTATGGACGAATGGATATGTTGCAGTATTGAAAAAATCTATGGCAAGGTTGCCTGTGGTAAATCCAATCTGTCTTGGCTTAATCCCAATGTTCCTGTTAGTCATGTTATGAACAAAATGCGATTGCATCCTGTTGAATTTCATAGGAACAAGATATGACCTACCATTATCGTCTGGTTTAGTTAATATCTTCAGACATTTGAAAGCGTAAGTTTCTGGGTCTTCTAAATAAGCAACATCCGTCATGGCGTAGGAATAATCCCAAATACATCAGCTGTTAATAATCCTAATCCGATAAGAACTCCTAAAAGAGCACAGAACGCTATAAGTAATTTGGTGTGTTTGCCTTCGCATATATCCAACCTTTTATCCAGGTTATTAACAGTATGAAGCAATCCTTCATGACCGTTTATATCAAGAAGAACAGTTTTAATC